CCAGTACCTGTGTAGAGAGGGAACTGCCGTGAGGCACCCCTACTCAAAACAGACCAGGGCCCCCCCAACTTCTATTCTGGAGTCATTCGCATGAGTAAGTCCTCGCCGACTTTAACCACCCAACTGCCTCTCCCGTTTCATACGGGGAGCGTTGGATCACTGGTTTCGGCGAAGGCATCCAGCGGATTAGTGCAGGTGGAACCTGCTCGTCCAAGAATAAATGTTGGTGGGGGACGCTACCTGGCTCTCTCGGCTAGCTGCTGGGAGAGAACTGGCACGTGCGCACTTTGCAGTGCACAACCACCGTCGGACAGAGGTTTGGATCAACTACCTCTGGAGTTGCCGTGATCCCACTCAACAAATCAAATGGGTATCCGGTTCCATACTATAACGTGATGGGGACTACTTACTCGGGTAATTTACCGGGTTTGTCTCCTAGCGAAAGTGTGAACTGGTACTCTATGATGACGAACGACAATCAGGCAGGTTATAAACTGCCAGGTTGGAAGTCGTTAGTTGCTGCTGGGGCACAAGCCGGGACCCCTTATTCAAGGGCCGTTTCAGGCGTACGCAGAGATGACAAGGGCCGTTACACGATTCGCTATCAGGTCATCGATACGAGCGTCATTCCCAACAGGGTTGGCGTCCGGACCGATTACTATGAAGGCGTCGGTGCAATGTCTGTCCCTTACTCTCATGCCGGCAATCAAACACGGGCAAATAACCAAGCACTGGTTCGGTTTTATGGTGCCATCCGCGCGGAATACGAGAAGTTTAACTCTCTTATCACGCTCGGGGAAGCACATAAAGCCGTCGATCAGTTGCGCCACCCTTACTTAGCAGTCCAAAACCAAATAGAACGGTATCTTGACAAGCTGGATCATGCCTTCACTAAAATCCGCAGTTCATCGCGGACGAAAAATCCTCGAAAGAGGATGAAGCGCAGGATCAGGCAAGCCAATGTAAACCGTCAGGTTCGAGACGTAATTGCTGAGTCTTGGTTAGAAACCTCCTTTGGTTTGCTTCCGACGTTGTCAGACGTTGAGAATGCAGCCATCACCTTATCGGCATTGAATTCTGACGCGGACACTCGACGGAGTGCTGTGAAAGGGTTTGGTGAGGAGGAATTTAGCGACCCCCCGACCGTCACCCGTAATTTATCAAAGGGTGGTCCGGGTGCTTACTACGATCTTGTCGAGAAATCTTCGACAAAAGTAAGCATTACCTATCGGGCGGGGATTCGTGTGGCACAGTCGCTGGGCGCAATGGATATAGGGAAACTACGAGATCTTGCGGGTTTCAAACCGCAGAATTTCGTCCCGACGATCCATGAGCTCATTCCCTACAGTTGGCTTGTTGACTATGTAACTACGTTGGGCGCTTGCTTAACCGCAAATGCCACTCAAACAACAGATGTTACGTGGGCAATCAAGTCCGTGAAGCTGCAGAGTACCTTAAGCCGCGTAAGTACTACGCGGCCCGATAGGGCTCAGCAAATTCTCGGGTCCTCCTTTCTGGGGACAACTGGTGCGACATTGGGACAATGGGAAACACATCTGACAACCGTGACTCGGGAACTTCTGCCACTGAACAACTTGCCAAAAGCGAGCGTTCAGTTTAAGAAGCTTTCTGAGATAAACCCACTTCAGGCCAGTAACGTTTTGGCCCTCGTGACGGTTAAACTCAAGAAAGCCCGGTCATCCCTCAAACTCCTTAGAATTTGAAAGGCAAACCCCATGCCATTTAGCTTGGGTACAGTGACTGGCTCTGCTGTCACTGGTCTCACGTCGCCCACTTACACATTCACGGCTGATGTTTCGCCGTCTTCGAATGGTAAGCAGTTCGCGTGTACCACCCTCGGTGGGACACAGACTGGCGTACGTACACATTCAATGAGCAGCCCGTTCTCGTTCACCTGGTTCCGAGACCCAGCGCCTAAAGCGCTCGGGGCCCTCGACCAGAATGGACAGTTACGCTCAGTCCCGATGAACAAACATCGGCTGATCGGACGGGTAGGACTACTGCCGTTGGCAGGGCAAGCGTACAAGACCGGCCTCATCCGACTGGAGATGGATATTCCAGCGGGTGCGGAGTTGGCTGACGTTGCCCAGTTGAAGGCAGTGTTCTCATGCTTGGGTGGAGTTCTCAACCAGTACGCTGACGCGCATTACAGTAGCGTCAGTACCGGCGTCATTTGACGTCGGGAGACGGTTGAGGTACTAATTCCACCCCCAGTTGGAACTAAAATCACTGGGAGAAGCAATGTTTCCGTACGAAGAGTTGCGACGAGCTCTCCAGAAAGACTTGGAGGTGGATCCGGACTATGTTATCCGTGATGGATATACAAGCCCGGTCATGGTGGCAAAGATCGCCTTAGTCAATTCCTTGCTCAAAAAGCGAGAGGATTGGCCTGAGGCGGAAATAGCCAAACAGAAGGCCGCAGCACTTACCTTGTTCTTACAAAGCGACAGGGCGTGTGCTGAATGGTCTCACCATGCATCCACTAGGGAGGACGAACGCTTTGACGAGATGCTGAAAAGCTACTTGTTTAAGATGTTTGAGCCGACCAACGGACAGACTCTACCATTCGGGCTTCCTGAACTCCGGGAGCACATGATGGTTGGGCCTGGAGCTGCTAGAGGGGCAAATGCAGACAACTTCTACACGAAGGTGTTTGCATCTCCTTTATCGGCGACCTCCTCGTATTTGATCACGTTGTACCGTGCTGCTGTCTCTGAGATCCCGTGGTGGGGCGAAGCGGAATTTATCCGCTCTACCGCGTACGGTTTCGAGATAGTGAACGGGAGCTCTTACTTCAGTGTTCCAAAGAAAGAGGCAATCCAACGTAGTTGCGCGACGGAGCCAAACATCAACATGATGTTTCAAAAGGCTCTTGGTACCTGGATGAGTCAGAGGATGCTTGCCGTAACTGGCATTGACCTCGAAACTCAGCAAGACAAAAACAGGTGGCTAGCGTATAGAGGGTCCACTACTGGCCTTTATGGCACAATGGACTTAACTAGCGCGTCGGACCGCAATTCCAGGACAATGATCACCCATTTCTTCCCACGATCACTTGTGGGATGGATGGACCTGGTCAGAAGTCCCTCTGTTCTGTTACCCAACGGAACTGAGCACAAAATGGAAATGATGTCGTCTATGGGAAATGGTTTTACTTTCCCTTTACAGACGGCGTTGTTCGTTGGGGTGGTGGCTGTGTGTTACGAGCTCTTAGGCATTCATTTCAAACGCCTAAGTAGAGATCGGCCTGATGATTGGGCCGTAAATGGCGATGACATAATCGTGCGCCGTGAGGCGTATGATCTTGTAGCCCATCACCTGCAAAGGTTAGGGCACATCGTCAATCTCGATAAAAGCTACAACACCGGTTGCTTCCGCGAGTCATGCGGCTCTGATTGGTACGCCGGATATAATGTCCGGGGTGTCTACATCAAGAGCTTGCGCTCGCAGCCAGAAATCTACTCAGCCATTAATAGACTTGTCAAGTGGTCTGCGAAGTGGGACATCAACTTGGCACACACGTTGTCTTTCCTTCTGGGGCAGGTCGAATTTCTGACTGTCCCGTTTGACGAAGGAGATGACGCAGGTGTCAAAGTCCCATTCTCTAAACGAACCACAGGGGGAAAGAAGTGCCCCCGACAATCTAAGCGGATTTCGCGAGATTGGCAAGCGACACCTTACCGGTGCTGCGTGTCAAGACTCAAGAAAGCAGTCGTCAAAGTTCTCAGCAGTGATGCTGAAGAGACGCTGGCTACCCATTCAATTG